CAAGGGTGTGGCCGGTCGTGCCGTTGAACGAAATGGTGCTGGCGCCCTGCGCCGACACCGTGCCGTTCACCGTGATGCTGCCCGAACGGGAACCCGTCACGAACTGCTTGATGGACTGCGACATGCCAATCTCGTCAAAGCCGAGGATGCCCTCGCCCATCATGCCGCCCTTGAACTGCTTGCTCACGGTGCTGACGGGGTTGAACAAGCCCTTCATGCCCTCGACCAAGCCGGCGTTGGCAGCCGGGTTGACCGTGAGGTAGCGCGGCGACATCGGCGCAGCGGCCTCGTTGAGCTTCTGGTTGGCCTGGAGCAGAACCAGCGAGGTCGCAGGCGTGGTGCCGGGGGTGCCGACCGACTGGTAGATGCCGTTGTAGGCGTTCGCCACATCGGCGTCCACGCTCGACGCAAGCTGCGAGATACGCGGCTTGAGGACGCGCTCCGCGAAGTCGTCCAACGACAGCGCAAGCTCGGCAGACGTGAAGTTCACGCCGACGTGCTTCTGGCTGGACACGGTGAGCGAGGTGAACTGCTCGTTGTCGGACTGCACCTGGAGGGCAGCACCGTCCGTCACCAGCGCACGATCCGGGAGACGGATGCGCAGGGTCGAGCCGATCTTGGCGCCTTCGACGGCGAACGAGTCGTCGTATTGGCGGTTGACGTTGCGGGTGATCACCAAGTTGTTCTCAAGGATCTCAAGAGCCTTGCGGGTGATCATGTCGATGGTAAGCAGTGAATTGGCCACGGATGTCTCCGAAAGTAAGGGTTAGCGGTTCCGCGCTTCCCACATCTTCTGCTGCCGCAGGCGCTCGGCTTCAATCCACTCCGACGTACTCATGTCCTTGATGGATCGAGGGTCGGTCGTGTCTCTCGCCGGCGCACCTGTCGTCCGCGCCGTTACCGGCGTGATGGGGGGTGGCGCACTGGTCGTCCTGCGAACCGGGGCGGGGTTGTCAGCCAACTTCGCTTCGATTCGCCCAATCTCTTTGGCTTGCAGAAACGGTGCCAAGCGGGAAATACGGTCTGCTTCCTTGGGGTTAGACCCAAGGTAGTAGGCCACATCGGGGCCGACATCGGACGCTTGAATCGTCTCGGCCATCACGGTCGTGATTCGCAGCGAGGGGTTGTAGGCGACTTGCTCGAAGTCGTCGTACTTATCCCGCGCCGATTCCTCACGCTCCTGATACGCCGAAAGCCGGTCAAGGCGCTCGCGTTCAGCCTCGCGTTGGGCGAGAAGTTCCGCGGCTTTGCGTTCGGCCAGAGCCTCCGCATACGCCTCGGGATCCTCGTCCTTGGGCGGCAACGGCGCGTCGGCTCGGGGAGCCTCCGGTGCCTTCACCGCCTGTTCGCGTTCCCACTTGCGCCGTTCACGCGCAAGCCTCTTACCTACCGCCGCGTCCAGTTCCTCTTGGGTAAAGGTCTTGGAGGCAGGTGTTTCTTCCGGCTTTGCCGCCTCGGGGGCAGCAACTTCGGGTTCCGGGGTCGCCGTGACTTCCGGTTCCAGCGCGGGAACTTCCCCCGCTACAGCTTCATTTTCGGACATGCGTGATCCTTGCGAATCCCTGGTCAACCGGGCCAGTACGGGTTACAGCATACGCTGTGGCGAAAAAGTGTCAAGCCTTCATGCGGGCGGCCATGTCCTGGAAGGACGCGACCTTGGCGTTAAAGGCTGCGCGCTCGGCGTCAAGCTTGGACGACGCATCGGCAAGCGCCTGTTCCTTGGCGGCGGCGGCGGACTCTCGGGCAGCGACATCGCGCTCTCGGCCGGCGGCCGCGGTTTCACGTGAAACAAGCACCGCACGGGCATCCGCCTCAGTACGGTCAAGCTCCTTCGCGCGCGCGTCCAGTTCAGCGGCCTTTGCCTTGCTCTTGGCATCCGCTGCCTTGGCGTCAGCGACCAGTTTGGCCGCCTGCTCCTTGGCTTCGGCAAGCTCCGCCGCCGCCGCCTCACGGTCTTTCAGCGCATCGTCAACGGCGGTGATTGCGCCCTGGCGCTTGCGCAACTCGTCGCGCAGTTCGGTCAGGCGCGCCAAGTCTAGCGGAAGCTGCCGGGTGTAGTAATCCACCGGGTCAAAAGCGGCGGTTTCGTTGGCTATGCTAGGCATGATGCACCCTTAAGCGTAGTAGCTGATGTTGAGGATGGCGCTGGCGGTCTGCTGGATGAAGCGAATCCGCGAGAGATCCCCGTCATACTGCAAGGTCACACCAGAAGCCAGCGGCATACCGACCGTCGTAGTCGGGTCGGTGCCGTCATCGCGCCAACGGACGCCGGCGCCTTCCGGCGTGATGATGGCAAGCGTCGGCTTGGCCGACAGCCCGTTAGCGTCCCGCGTGGGGACGGTGAGCGAAACCGCACCGGACAGCGAAGTGATCTGCTGGTACCCGATGCAGGAAGTAATCGCCTTGAGATTGATGGCCATAGTCAGATTCTCCTGCGTTCTGTGAAGGAACGCAACCGGATCAAGTTTATATCAACTGCAACGGGTGGGGGAACCACACCGCCGCCCCAAGAGTTACCCCAAGACGTCGCCCAGGAATTACCCCACGTCTTAAAAAGGAAAGCCATTACAGCGGCCCCCACTCGTTGCCGGCAGAGCCGGTGCCGACAACTTGCACGTCGTTGACGTACTGGATGTTGGCGTCTACCTGACCTGCAACCGTGAAGGTAAGCGAGTCCGTCTTGGCCTTCACCGCCGTCAGGTCCGCGCTTGTGGCAAGCCCCGCTTGGATTTCGGTTATGGCGCTGGTGGCAATGGACGCCGCGGTGATGGCGTCGTTGGCAATGCTTGACACCGTGACCGAACTGCCAGGGAGGGCGGCAAATACTTGTTCGCGCAAGTCAATCGGATCGGCGCCCGAGGCGGTAATGTGGAACACCAAGTCGCCAAGCGTGTCGGTGTTGCCCGAGGTCAAGGCAAGGCTATACCACCCGTCGCCGCGCTCGGTGACCGTAGGCGAAACAGACGCAAAAGCCGCGCCGTTCTTGGACAGCGTAATAGTCAGGGTCGCGCCCGTCTTGCCGGTCACATGGTCGGCAGAATCGGTCAGAAACACCATCAAGTTCCGCGCCGTCGATTGCTGAAGCATGACTTACCCCTTGTTCACGACGCGGGACTTGGAATAGGTATTGCCGCCACCGCCACCCGAATAAGTGCCGGTGAACTCGGTGCCGTTCGCGCCGTAGGAAACGCCAAGTTTCACATCCGCAGGGATGGGCTGTTCAAGCGTGCCGGTGTAGTCGTTGCCATTCGGGCCGTACAGGATGCCCTGATCGACGTCGCCCGTCGCCGGAAATGTGCCGCTCACCGTCGGCGGGTAGTAGAGAATCGTTGCTTCGATGTCGTAGTTGTGGAACGTCGACGACGCGCCGAGCAGCGGGAACTCGCCCGTCACGGAGGTTCGACCAGACACCAACGCCAAGCCCTGCCCCGGCTTGACCACAATGCCCGAGCCCGATGCGGCGTGAAACATCAAGGAGTCGTCCATCGTCGAGGACTGGAACCCGATGGCGTTGCTGATGCCGACGTCGGGAAAGACGTTCGTGTAGGTCTTTCGGCTGAACACCGCGGCGTTGAGATTGGCGCGCAGCCACGCCGCAACGCCAGCGCCTGCGCCGACGAAATCGTTTCCATGCGTGGTGTAGTAGTCCGACTGCCATTCGCCCGGCAATCGAATCTGTGTCGGGCCGCTCGTTACCTTTAGGCTACTCGGAGCGGTCTTCGACGTGTCGGGGCTTATAGGCGTGACGGCATCGCCGTCAAGCGCGATACCGCCCATCCGGCAAAGGCGCAGCGGCGGCGTCAGGAACGCCTCTCCATCCATCGGCAGGAACACCAACTTGACCGCGAGCGTCACACCCGAGCCGCTGCCGTTCATGATGGCGTAAAGCGCTCCGCCGATTGTGCGGTCGGTGCCGACATCCGTGGAGCGACAGACATGGGTCGCATTCGTAGCGGTGTTTGTGACTACCGCAGAGACAATCATGGAGTGCGGAACCCCGAACGCTTCCTGCACGAGCGCGATGCCCTCACCTGCCCGCAGGATGATGGGTTCGACATTCACGCTCTCACCGCCGCGCCAGACATCCGCGTAGTGCGCCTTCTGATGCGTGACCATCGACCCGCCATAGGTGCGACTGCCCAAGCCCGTCGCAGACTGCGTGGAGAAGTTGGGAGTGTCGTTGATGCGTCGGAACAACGCCGTCGTTGTCACACTGTTCGGGTTGTTGACCACCGTCACCTGCGAAGGCAGAGCCGCATCCGCCGTGTCCATCCTGATCGGCGTGACCGTATCGCCGCCCGTCACGGCGCTCACGCGATACAAGCCGAACAGGCCAGAGCGGCCGGTCGCGGTAGCGCCAGAGGAAAACGCAGATGACGGCGCGGCCGGAGACACCCGCAACGACACCACCTCGAAGTAGGCGCGCTCGTCGGTCGCCGTGTTCTGGATGGCGAGCAGCGCGTCCTCGAGCGGCCGCACGTCCACCGCGTTCATCCGCAGGTAGTAGGTTTCAGGCATCGGGCGGGGTCTCCGTCACGACCTCGAAGCGCGTGTAGCGCCCTTGCACCTTGCACGATGGGCAGGTGATCGGCGGGGAATACCCGCCGACCCCGCCGTTCAAGTCGTGCAAAATGCGGTCGGCGAGCTCCTGCTCGACCTCCCACTCATAGCCGCAGGTCTTGTGCCGCAGCGTCGCCATGAATCACGACGCCGAATCGGTGAATTCAATCTCAAGGTCAGCCGTGCCGACCGCACTAGAGCCGCTGTGGAACAACTGGAGACCCTGCGTTGCACGGCAAGTCACCGGCTCGACGTTGGTATCGCCGTAGCCCGCATTCCAGATTTCGGCGAACGGGACCAGCGTCAGCCAGTTGGCCTGCGTGGTACCGCCGACGATGGGCTCTTCGTTGACGAACAGGAAGCGCCGGAAGATGTCCGAACCGGTCGTGGTCTGGTTGGTGCCGCAGGTCGTGTTCGCATCGAGCGCCGACGAGGCGGTGTCGTGCCTGACCGGCGTCACCGCTGTGCCCGCAGAGGCTGCGGTGATGCGACGCACCTGTGCGGTCGTCAGCACACCCGTCACCGCCGCCACGCCGTTGTTGAACCAGTACCCGCGGTAGACGCGAATCACTCGCGCCGACGATGCGCCGTTGAACACGTTGAGCATGTCTTTGCTCGACGCATAGGCGATAGCGCCGCCTGTCGCTCTCCAAGTCGCTGCCATGTCTCAGACTCCTGTGATGATCTTGCCCGTGCCGGTCGTGGCACGGAAAACTTCGATGTCGCCGCTGCCGTCCATCTGCGGACCCGCAGCCCATTGCCTGACCTTGCCCTCGCGCAGCGCCGTCACGCTCGCGTCAAGATCGTCGCGGGTGTCACCGGGCATCAGCCCCAAGCGCCGTCCGGCCTGAATCTTGAGCATAAAGTCTACGCATCGCTTTACCGCCCACTCGGGGACGGGCGACTCCACGCGAAGCAACCATTCCCCAATCGCAGGTCGCCACTCCATCGCGGGCTGTTTCACGCCAAGAACCTCAGTTTGTAGAGGGTGGAAAGGTACAAGCCAACAATCTCGTCGATGACGTTCTGGATGGCCGAGTCATCCTTGCTGCACACCTTGTAGCGGTTGGCCTCAACCTCTGCAAGTGACGCCTGCAAAAACTCAACGATGTTGCCGGTCTTTTTGATCGGCGCCATCGTCACCGCGCCCATCAGCCCATGCCGGCCCTGATACGCCTCTGCAAAGGTGTCGGCCAGGTCAACGATGCCGTCGTAGAAGCCCGAAAGCGCTTGGTGGCGGGCGTAGCTGCGCGTACTCAGATGAACCGAGTGCGCAACGTCGCGCGCGGCAAACAGGTGGCCTACGAACTCTGAGGCTTTCATGCCAGACCCTCCGGCGGCATCATCCCGTCAGGCGGCATACCCATGCCCATATCAGGCGGGGCTTCCGGCATTTCGGGCATTTCCGGCGCCAAGTCGCCCGAAGTCATCATGCCATTCAGCGTGCCAAGCACGATGTCTTGGATCTGCTCAGGCGTCATCTGTTCCTGCACCGCGGCAATCCGCTTGGTTTCGGCCTCAAACGCCTTGATGTCAAGCTCACGCGCTTCCATAGACGTTTGCACCTTCTGGAGCATCGCGTGCATCATGTCCATCTCTTGCGCCATCGCCTGCATCTGCATGTTGGCAGCCTGCAACGCCGGGTTTTCCTCGTCGGTCAGCAGCT